AGCTAAAAGGTGATGATGATGATTATTGAATTATTCTTAATCGGTCAACTACTGTCTAAACGTGTTTCTGTCGATATACCTATGGTAGTTGGCCCTGCTAAGCCTAAAACAATAGCACCACCGCGGGGTTTAGGATTATTTGAATTGGGAAAAATAGAAACTATTACACAACCATTGATTATAGATCCAATTAAAATAGATTGGAAAAAATTAGATTGGAAACCCGATTATAAGAAAGGTAAATTTTAATGCCTTATGCCTTAATTCCTGAAGGGTTCACCCTTAAGAAAGTGACAAAAGCAGAAGAGGATGCCGTTAAAGAATATAGAAGACATGATGATTTTAAAACTTTTTTAGACAATGAAACAACCCCCTTATTGATTGGTGGAACGATGGCTGTAGCGTTTACCCCTCTTTTATGGGCGCTTTTTTTTAAAGCAGTACAAGAAGCTGGAGTTACCGTAACGGATGTCCAAAAGGGCGTTATACTAGGGGGGCTTCCTGCAGTACTAGGTTCTGACAATATTTTAGGGGGCGTTTTAGGGGCAGGTGCACCTAGCAAAAAATCATTACAACGTATATGGAATGTAATCGTAAAAGGGGAAGGTTCCCTTAATCCAAAATGAACCCTGATTTAATTTATCTCTTTGTAGGTGAGATTGCAATTATCCTTTTTTTGTATAAATTTATTTTTAGACAGATGATTGTCACCCACTGGGAAGAGAAGATAGCCGAAGATAACTGGCTAACAATTAATTTAGAACCCGTTATAGATGAGATAGAGGACCGCTTTCATTTAAAACTTCAAGACTTCCAAGAACACTTTCAGAAAAGTTTTTTTGGTTCGGTTGGGGCAATGACTCAAAAAGCTAAACAATTGGATCCAATGAACAATATACGAAAAGCAGCTAAGGATGGTGACTGGGCTTCTATGTTGGTAGAATATGCAGCTAATAAGGCAGGAATAGGGGGGGTAATGGGACTAAAAGAGGGTCTAAGTGGCCTAAAAGAGGGTGAAAATGGCCCTAAAGAGGCCCAAATCAACGCCAAACCAGCTCTCCCAAAAGGGATTTTAGGTAAATAGTATATAATAATATAGTACTAAACCAATATAATATATATAACGGCTTCTTCTTTTCATATTATGATACTTGTATATTGTTTCATTCTAGTAACAAGTATAATATTATATAACTACATGTAATTGTTTTGTTTATGGGTATCGTTGAATTTGAGAACAACAGATTAAGACAGCAGGAAATCGAAGTAAAAGCTTTGATAGCATTACTAAAATATGGAACATTTAGAAAAGGTGGGATATTTCAAGAAGAAGCTGAAGAAGCATTATACAAAATTGCTTTTCCTAATAAGTTAGCTCAAGAAATAAATCAAACTAAATTGGGGTTAGAATAATGGGTCAATCAAAACGCGTATCTTGCGCAAGGTGTAAAGAATTAATACCAGTGGACAAAATGATGTTTGAGTGGTGTAAACATTGCTACAAGGCAGGGACATAATGGGTAGACCAAGAAAACAAGTAAGGGGTACATCCTTTACTATAGATACAAAAATGCTAGAATTAGTTCATAAATTAGCAGATAAAGAAGAATACACAATGTCACATATAGTAAATATGGCACTTCAGGACTATAAACCTTTAGCGGATTTAGATATATATCGCGACTATTGGCGATGTGATCAAAGAGATTGCGCAGAATTAAACAAACCTAAAGAAGAACAGTGCGTAACTTGTGGTCAAAAAGCTCTTTGGGTTATCTTAAAAGAGCATGATGAACGCGTTAAATATTTACACGAACGCGGTTAAATAGGGTTTCCGCCTAAATGGGCATATGGTAGCGAGAAGAAAGGCCCCACGAAGAAGGGCAAAACGCAGTTTTAATATTTCAGCAGTGGAAGCAGGCACGGCTCTAAGCCTTATGGCTAGCACCGGAGCAGCTACCGCAATAGATGAAGCAATGAAAGGCAACATCAAAGGGGCATTATCCACATTACAGTCTAATGTAGTTAGTCAAAAACAAGTTATCACGGCAACCCTCGCGGGGGCATTTGTCGCAAAAGCATTAACAAAGGGATTCGGATCGGCCACATTAGCAAAATTAGGCCCTATCCGAATAAAAGTGTAATTTACTATGGCATTCTATCGAACTAGAGAAGGAGCATTAACAGCAGCAGATTCGTTTACGGCTTTAGGTAGTCTTTACGGACAATCCACAACCGCAAGCATTCAGATACCAAAGCAAGCCACTTCCATTGTGGGCATAATCGCAAGCGTTTCACAAGATGGCTCGGCGGCCGGTACTTCTACATTTTCCTGTCAGATTTCTGGGGATGGTTTAAGTCAGGGTCAGGAAACTATAGTTGTAGGTTCAAGCACTAATGTAGGAACCGAAACCAGTGACGGAAGATCTAACCTCCCAATGGTTTTAGATGTTGCTATACCTTGTGTCGGATCTAATCAGGTTTCTGTGGCAATGGCTATGGATACCGATTTAGGCACTTGTTCTTGCGCCGTGACGTTGGTTTTCGCATAAATTAAACATGGTCGAAAAGCGCGAAGCATACGCGCCATGGAGTTTAACACGGAAAGCGGGCGTTCAATCAGCTACAGTAAACGGAGATATTGAAGTTCCACAATTTATTCAGCCAGTATTAGATACTGGTTTCGTAGATGAGGATGGCAATTGGAAAGGCGTTAAATCTAGTGACGAACAATTTTTAATTGATGCAACACACGAAAGCGTTGCCCATGGTGCAACGGTATTAAGTCCGCAAGCAACACCCGATTATATTGATATGACAGGTTTTAACGATCTCTTTATTGCTATTAAACCTTCTAATGGTGGTAATATGGCTATTAGTGCGGTTATGGGGCCTGCAACTAATGCATTTGCTAACTTAAGAGACGTTAATCCCGCTTCAACATTAAGGGGAGCACCTTCATATTATCCCCAATCCGCTAATATTGTAGATAATTTATTTGTGGATCCGGCTGAAACTTTAATCGTTGACGTATGGAATATATTCAGTATTACAAAAATATTAAAGAGTCAAAAGTTGTTACAGTTTAAAATAACTAATAACAGCGGTGATGCATCTGATATTACATTCGCATACATGAGGCTTGTTTAATGCCTTGTAGCCCAGGTAGAGAGGTTTTCTAAGCACAAATATGCCTACCAAAAGAGATCGCGAGTATTACCGTATGGGTTTTAATGATGGCATAGCATATGGTAGTGATTCAACAAAAGGTATTAGAAGACAACAAGTTTTAGAACCAGAGTATACAACATTAAGATCTACTAAGCCAAAACCTAAAACTAAGCGTAAACCCTCAGCATGGAATAAGTTCGTTAAGGCTAACAGTAAGAAACCGCGCTTTAGATACCGCAATGGCAAATTAAACCTAAAAAAGATGGCTGTAGCGTTTAGGAAAACGCCAGCAGGGAAAAAGAAACGTCGATGAGTCAGTTAAGTAGGTTATTAGATACACTTTTTAGGTCACAGCAAGCAATAGAAGCCTACCGTAAGCTAAAAGGTGATGATGATGATTATTGAATTATTCTTAATCGGTCAACTACTGTCTAAACGTGTTTCTGTCGATATACCTATGGTAGTTGGCCCTGCTAAGCCTAAAACAATAGCACCACCGCGGGGTTTAGGATT